CCCAATGCAAAGGCTTATCGGGGTGGTGTTGGTCGTTTCCTGCCTTAGAGCATCTAGATACTTCTTTTAGTGCGTTAGGAAAGTATTTAAGTACTCCTGAAAATACAGGGGTTGCCTTACGCTCTGCAGCTACGTCTTGGTTTCCAAATGGCGGATTCTCTAACATACCTTGTACGTCTTGAGATGTGCTTTGGTAAAACCTAGAGCAAGACCCTAGGTTATCGCCATCACACGTGCAATTTAAACACTGCATTATAAAACCATTAATTCGTTTACTGCAGTTTTACCACCCAATACTACAGCACAACCGATAGCAGGCTTCTTACCCACTTTCATATAAGCCATAGCGTAGCTTTTAGCGTCAATACCACAACCTACTTGGCAACCAAATACTCTAGAGTTAGCCCCTACGAAATACTCAGTATATGCCTGTGTATGTAAGTGACCTTGTACAGTGCTACGCATATCTGCTCTAGCTTTAGTCTTAGCCGTTCCCGCTTCTCCGTGGATATACAAAACGTCATCAATTTCTACAGATGTAACAAACTTCCAATTAGGGGTGTTTAGTACTTCTGAGTATTCCTTTACCCATTGTTTAGGCACTCCACCTGATTGAGCCTTACGGATAATGATTCTATCGTGGTTACCTACAGTAACGTGAGCGTCAGGGAATCTGTGATACCATCTAGCTAGTCTATCAATAGCTAATTGAAGCTCTTGACCTCCACCCATTCCATCGGCGTCTGTCTCGTGGTAGCTACTATAGTGGTTATCTATAACGTCTCCAATAAATACTACCTGATTGCAGTTGTATCTCTCGTATACTTCTACACAATGGTCGAAGTAGCTCTCTAGGTCAAATGGTGCGTGTAAGTCTCCTACCACTAACACTCTAGATTCTTTGTTATTAAAGAAGTTAAAGTTAGCTAATTTAGCTCCCTGTAGTCTAGGTCTTACGTCTGCTTTTTTACTTTTCTTTTTACTCATAATTGGGTTTATTTAGAATAATTAATTTTAGGTTTTTTAGATTTTTCTATTTCTTTTGCTTCGATTATATTCGCTACGTGTAAGAGTTCTGAAGCTATTCTCTTATACTGCTCTGCGTCTGTTTTATCCTTACCTGTGGAGTGAAACCACTGTAGCCTAGTCGCTAGTTGGTCAGCTATAGTGGTCAGCTCCTTAATAGGTTTTTTTCTAAGTTGGTTACTATTTAGCTCCTTCATATATCTTAAATAAGTCGTCTATAAGATTAACTAGACAAGGGCTACAATTAGTTACTTTACGCTTAGCTTTAAATACGTGGTTAAAAATAGATACTAATTGCTTTTGATTATCTATGTTAACGCTAGTAGGTCTCTTGGGTGTAAAGAAGTCATCTAAAAAGTCAAATTGCTCTGTCTCTAGATTGTTTAGTTTTCTGTTAGGAAACAACTCATTAAGCTTTTCAGCTCTAGCTTTGCAACCGCAGTCATCTACTAAGGTTTCTACTACTTTTTTGATTCCTGTTACTTCTGTGAACTCTGTTACTATATCTCCTAGTCCTGAGTTCTTAGCTTCTCCTAGAATATCTAGCACTACAGCTTTTTTGATTCGTAACTTCTGAGCTATTTTGCCTGCAGTGAATCCTTCAGCGTTTAACTCAAATACTCTGTCATTTTGATTTTCCATTATATTAGGGTTTTGATTAATAATGCAAGTATATGTAATTTAATTAACATACACAAGCTTTTTAAGGTTTATTTATATTAATTCGTGTTCGTCATTTAAAAAGTCTTGGTAATCTTCGTGAAGCTTTTCAGCTATCAAAAGCTTAGACCTCTTTATGGATAGGTATATGGTTCTTATTCCTATACCGCTCTCTTCTGCTATTGTTCTAAAACTCTTACCTGTCTCCAAGTAAGTTTTAAATAGTGAATAGTCAAACCACTTAGAGCCTTCTTTTACGATGCTATACATCTTTTGCTCTATAGCTTCTAGTCCTTCTTTGTCTCTGTCTACACCTTCGTCTATGAAGTTATAGGTTTCCTCAAAGTCGTATTGACTACCTAAGTAGTTAAACTTTAGATTTGACTTCTTTTTTATAGCATTAACAATTATAGAGCGTAGCACAAAAAACATATAGCCCTTAGATACTTTACCTTTAGTATTTACTACCTTGTCGAATAAGTCCTCGTATCTCGCAAGCCTTAAATAGCCTTCTTGTACAAAATCTTCAGCGTAGTTAAACACTTCATTGTTATTACCTGCTATAGCTCGAGCCATTTTAATATACTCAGAGTGATACTCGGCTAACATCTCTAAGGCTTTATTTTTATCATTCATTTTAAAAAGCAATTTCGGGGTTAATATTAGGTACTTCCATACTCGCAACTTTTGAATGGTCTATTACATCTCTACCTGCAACTGTGAACGCTACATTACCTGCCTGCATTCTCAAGCTTATAGGTGTATCCATTCCTGTAGGTCTACCTCCTGTCTCAGTCTCTTTCACCTTTACTACGTGGATATCTGAAACCATCCACCTTGTAGGGTGCTGTGTGTATCTGTGAATACTAATAACATCGTCTGCTCTGTTTCCCCACTTACCACCACCTTCTACGTCTGCCATTCCACAAGGCTGAGGTAAGCCTGCAAACTCGTGGTCTTGTGTGTGTTTACGTCTGAGGGCTTCTGTGACTGCGTGAGCATTAAGCCAAATAGTTACATTGTTATTTTTACAAAATAGTCTCATTTCTGAGGCTACTTGGTAGTCGTATTCGTGTCCACCTACTGAGCGTAATAATTGAGGGTCTTTAATAAGAGAGTTGTAAGGGTCTATAAGTAAGCCGTCGTAGTGCCAAACATCTAGTATTTGTTTAGCTTCAGTCATTAGACTTCGGGCACTATAGAGCTTGTCTACTTTCATTATTTTGAAATGGTCATTTATCCACTCCATCTCCTTCTCAATCTGTGCGTCAGGTATTTTCTGTATTGGTGTACCTGTTTTAAATTCTAGTAATTTTCTAGCTATACTATAGTCTGAATTCTCAGAACTAAATATAAGCCATTTAAGGTCGTGCTTTAAAGAGTAAGCCATCTGTAAGTACAATATCACTGTAGTCTTTCCTGTGTTGGCGTGTCCTACGCAAATGTTGAAAGCTCCTTTTTTGTATCTTAAGTATTGGTCTACCTCTTCTATATCCAAACCTAACCCTTGCTCTATCCTGTCGTACTTTACATCGTACAACTTATCTTTAATTAATTTAATATCTGTTAACATCTTAGGGTTTTTAAGTTAGTGAATAAAAAAGGGGGCTGTGACACCCCCGTAATAAATTACTAACTAGAATGGTAGGTCAGGTGTCTCTCTACCTGCTAATGATTGCTCAGAAGCTTCTGTCTGACGCTCTACTCGCTCTGCAGCCTGTATGTTCCCGTCTGTCCAAACTACTTTACCGTTTCCGATATAAGCCTTAGCTTCTTTAGCTTCTCTCTGCTCCTTAGTCTGCTCCATAGCAGCTGATGCATTCTGTCCGTAAGCGTTAGTGTCATCGTTTACAAAGATAGTTACGTTAGCCCATCCTTTATCGTTGAACTTGATTTTGTCTTTGCTGATTCCTACTGAAATTATTGAACTCATAAATTTGTGCCTCTCTTAAAGGCTTTTATTAGGGTTTAATTGTGGCAATATTGCCGAGTGCGAATATACGTTTTTTTTATGATATACGCAAGCTTTTTTTAATTTATTTTTACTCAGCCTTACTAGCTTTTAATAAGGTGTTTTTTACTACGTTACTCAAGGTGTATTTAGCTTCTACTTGTGCTACAGATACTGTCTTATTAGTTACAGCTTGTATAGCTTTTAAATAAGCCTCAGAGTTTAACTTAAGCTCAGCTTTAGCTACAGCCTTTGCAGGTGCTTTACCGTGCATGTTAGTTGCGTCTGCGTCTTTGGTGTCATCTAATAAGAATAAACCTCCTAGAGCGTATTTACGTGCGTATGAGCTAGAAGCTCCTGACGCTTGGGCTTTATCCATACCTTTACGATTAAGGTCTAGTCCTGCCTGCGCTCTTACTGAAAAGCTTTGGTCTCCGTCTGTTATAGAAGCTGTAGACTCTACAAATAATGAGCCTCCTACCTCTATTACTTCGTCAGATATGCTAAGGAATAGTCCGTATTTAAAACAGATAGGTTTTGCAGCTTCGAAAATATCTTCTGCGTTTCTGTAGCTATACTTTCCAAAAGAGTTGTATTGGCTCTTAGGTGCTTTTAGCTCGTTTTGTACTTTTACTAATTTTGCAATCATATTTATTATATTAAGGGTTTATTAATTTATGCGAATATACGTAAAATATATTTATTGTGCAAGCTTTTATCGTGTTAATTTGTACTCTACTACGTAGCTACCTGTTAATAGTGTTAAGGTTAAGTTTCCGCTAACGTCTTCTACGTAAGTGTATTCCTCTTGAAATATACCTGTATCTGTGTACACGGCTAAATATAGTGTAGTGTCGTCAAAAGTAAATGCTGTAGTGAAGCTACTTTCTGAGCCACTCTCACAGCTCAAGTCTTCTGCTATGTTGACAGAAGTTTCTGTGAAGCTCCAAGTCTTGTTACAGGTGTCAGATAATTCTCCATTAATGAAGGTTTGATTGTTAAAATACTCTCCTGTAAAGATAGCTAGTTGGTTTTCTGACTGAGCCATTTCTTCTGTTGTGCAACTAAATAATGTTGCGATTGTTACGATTGTTAAAATTACTTTTTTCATAGTTGTTAAATTTAAGGTTTATTATTAAGGTTTATTATTAAATGGTTTGTAGTGTTAATTCTAATCTAGATATTTCGTTTTTAATTAATGAGCTAACCTGTTTTGATATAGCTGTAGTTTGTAATTGGTCTTTTAAGATTGTAATCATTCTAACTGTGTTCATAATATTTTTTTTAAGGGTTTAATTTAAGGTTTATTTATTTTTAGTTTATTGCAAATTGGTTAGTTATAGTACACTCGGTCATAACATACTTAGTGTTATTTAACTCGTAAAGTCTTACTACTTGGTCTCCGTTGTTTTTTACTGAGATACATTTTCCGTTGTTGATTAAGTTTGTTGCAGTCATAATATTTTTGTTTTTGTTATAAGCGTTATTGCTTGGTACAAAGATACAACCCTTTGTTTGTATTCTCCAAACTTTTTTACAACTTTTTTTAAAATATTTTGCAATTAATTTATAACTAGCTAGAACGCAGTTACTTAGAGGGCAAAGTTTTTTTCTTTTTTTTTGCCTTAATTAGAATATCTTTACATTTAGAGCAAATTAGCTCATCTGTTTGCCTATACCATATAGTAAAAGCTCTCTTATGCTTAGGACACTTATCTGTAGGTTTAGTCATCGAAGTTAAGTTTGTGGTTTATATAGTGTAATACTTGTAGTTCCTTCTCTTGGCTATCTATCATATTACAGATAGTCTCTTGAGATACTCCGTAGTCTAGTACACCATCTTGAGCCATTTTATATTCTTGTAGTTTCTTTGTTGCAAAGAAGATTAAAGCTTCTAGCTTATTATCTGCTCTGTCTATTAGTTGGTTTTTTGTTAGTTTCATTATAGTTTGTATATTTTATTTATGTAGTTATAAAATTGAGACTTAGATAAGCCTATAGCTTTGTATATTTCTTTATTAGATACCGTAGAACTTACGTCTAGAATCATCTCTATTCTTTTTTCTTTTTTTAAAGGCTTTTTGAATATTGTAACTATTTTCTTTAGTTCCCTTCTCTTTTTGTTCTCTATTATTCTCTCCTCTCTAATTTGTTTTAGTAGCATAGATGAATCTCTATTTCTTAACTCAGTAGACCACCTAGATATATTAAATAATAAGTAGGACTCATATTTTCTTAAGCTCTCAAAGTTTATTATATAGTGCCTAGACCATACTCCATCTACTTTAGATTGCCATACATATTCAAAGCCATCAAATATAGCTCTATGGTTTTTAGGTAGTGTGAGTTGTTTTAGTTTGTCGTAGCTCCACGACGTTATAGGATTGCTTCTCATATTTGTTGTGTAATTTTTTTAGAATGTATACTCCTTAATAAGTTTCTTTGTTTATACGATATCTCACTTCTACCCCATATCCCTAGCATAAACCTTCTTTCAAAAGCATTTAATTTTATAGGTTTCACTTTAGATAGTAAAGCGTGTATCATTCTCTCATCTTTTATAGTAACTGTTTTACTATAAGTTTTTCCTTTAGCGTTTATTGATATATTTCTCATATTAATGTTTTTATATGAGGCAAACATAGGTAAAATTATTCAATAAAAAAAGCTTTATGAAGAAAAGTTTTAAAAAAGAAGTTATACTATAGTAAAAGTATCTTAATAAGAAGTTATATTGTAGTAGAAGTTTTATGTAAAAAAAGTATGTATATAGTAGAAGTTTTTTGTTTTTGTAAGAAGTTGAAATATAAGAAGTTAGGTCTGAAAAGTAGGACTATGATTTTTTGGAAGAAGTCCTATTTATGCTAAAAGTTTTGTATCTTTTTAAGCTCATCTAGTTTAGCCTTAAACTCTTCGAATATCTCCATATACTCAAAGTCTGCTAACTTCATTATGCCTCTAGACTTTTGTAGTAATTCATCTGAGAGGTCTTCTCCTAAGTTAAGAGAGTATTCGTATTGACGCCCATACTCAAATCGGTTACATTTTCTACACTGAGAATTTACATTGCGTTCGTCCCACCTAGTAGCTAAGTGTTGACGTCCTATGAAGTGTCCTGCGTCTGATTCTGAAAAATGAATTGGTTTATTACAGGAGATACATTTACAATAACCTGAAGCGTTATCTGCGTCTCTTCTGCGTATGTATTCGTGGAAGGGCTTATCTATCTTAGTCTTCCAATACTTGAGAGTCTTTTTTTTAGGTTTCTTTGCCATAGTAAAAGTGGAGCGCAGGAAAAACCCTAATAAACCTGCGCCTTAATCCACTAAAAAAGTTATAGTAAGGTGCTTTATTTAAAAACACTTTTGTTCTTAATTGGTACTCTTAAAAGTCTTCATTACCTTCTCAATACCTCTAGAGCCAAAGTAAAATATAGTCATAGTTCCGAAAAGAGATTGTATCACAGGAACGTAAGCCTTATCTATTGTAAAAGCTCCTAGGTTACCATCTAATAATACTACTGACATAAACAACACAAACATAGCTGCGTAAGAAACAGGTCTAATCATTCTAGTAATAGCGTGCTCGCTATCTATTTGTAAACGCTTAGTAACCTCAACCATCTCAATCATATCATTTTCCATCTCTTGGAGTAAAATAGTCTTATCCTCTTCAGGTAGATTCTTATCGCCTCGTATAGCGTCTCCTAAGGTACTTAATTGTTTTATACCTGTAATATTACCCGCTAAGTCTAAAAGCTCAGGAGAAACGTTCTTACCTTGCTTTACAAGCCATCTGAGGGCGTTACCTACGTTAGTGCCTTTACCTCCGTTTTTTATTAGTTTAGGATTGTTCATTTCTTATGTACATCATTAAGTTAATAATCTCCTGTTCTATATTCATTTTGAAAGACTGAGCAGGACTAGCCATTGACGGCTTCATTAGTTCCATATCTTCTGTGTGTAGTATATTGAACATATCGTGTGATAGTTCGTGGAATATTAAGTGTCTCTTTTGTTTTCTAGTTAACTGATTCCATAACCTAGGGTTAATCTTAACGTAAACTAAGTCATTGTTAAACATACCCTTAGCTTGACCTACTAAAGGTGTGCTCATTATATCCGCATCAAATACTACTATAAAAGACTGTCTCTTAATCTCAATACCAAACTTGTCTAGGGTGCTTAGATACTCAAATACATAAGGCTCTAGCTCCTTGCTTAACTCGTAAGTATAAACAGGCTCAGGTTGTGGAGTCGGCTTTTCACAGCCAACAAATAATAGTCCTATAAGTAATATTTTTAGATACATTCTTTAAAGTAGTTTATTAGGTCTTTATATTCTATTTGTACATCGAAGCTAGGACAAGCTTTTGAGCTAAACTCATTATGCCCGTGTAAGGTGCTATTAATGTGCCTATTCATTAGTTCAGTTAGTAAGTCCCATATAGCTATCTTCTGAGCTGTCGTTCTAGTGTCCTTAGGGCTCATATTAGAGTCACAACCTCCTACGTAAGCTATACCTATAGATTTCTTATTATAACCTCTTACGTGAGCTCCCTGACGTTCTACAGGTCTACCTTCTTTTATAGTTCCATCTAGGTATACAATATAATGATATCCTATATCTGACCAACCACGGTCTAAATGCCATTGTCTTATAGTATCTGCAGATATATCTCTACCTTCGGGAGTAGCTGTGCAATGTAGTATTATTTTATTGATATCTCTCATTAATGTCGTCTTCACTATTGTAGTCTTCTAGTTCCCAAATCTCTCTGAGTAGTCTTTCGTTCTCTAGCCTAGTCTGCTCTCTGTCTATTCTGCCATCTAGTATAGCGTTGGCTATTTTGACTATAGTCCAAACGACCCCTAAGGCTGAGACTAAAAAACTCATAGAGGCTAAGTTAACATCTCCACTCTGTATAAAGTGATTAACCGCTTCTCTAGTGCTCAGTATCCAAAGCCCGTACGTTCCCCAATCTGCTACGTACTTAATCATATTAGCCAATTTGCCACCCTCCGAAATTACTCTCTCTGTTTGGGCTCATTTGTTCCTTAGTGTTCACAAGGTACTCAGGGAAACTATTAGGGTAGTTTCTTAGGTACTCAATTAATCTACTTGCGTAGTGATTAGCTGTATCTCTAGTAGCTTCTGTCATCATATTAATATCTGACCTAGATAGTGTCTCAGATGCTTCGCTAGTGTGTTTAAATACACCTTTATTGTTTATACTAAACTGACTGAAGGGTAAGAACTCTAGTAAGGCATATTGTGCCAAGGTTGGCTTTATATAGCTTTTAACTAAAGTATCATAGTCTCCCGTAAGTGTATTATTTAATACGTCAGCCTGTAGCTTCTCATATAAGTTAGTTCCTAGAAGTTCGTGTACGTGAATATCTTGAGCTATCTCAATGTATTGTACTACTCTGTCAAAATCTAGGTTTCCCGATATTGGTGTATATCTTACTAGGTCGTCTCTACTAATAAATAATGCTTTCATTTTTACTTCTTTTTACCTTTTGGTTTATAACTTGGATGATGTCCTCTGTCTGCTCTATCTATCTGAGCCTCAGCTACTCTTCTGTCGTTTCTATATTTTCCACTCTTTGGGTTGAAATGTTTCTTGCGGGCTTCTTTGATTGTAGCTTTTTTAACTCCGTTCATTGCACCACCCCCCCAAGGAGTTCCGTCTAGTTTTTCTCTCTTAATATATATGCGTCTCTCCCACTTATGATGGCAGTTAACCCCTCCTTTATGCAACCACAAACTATACGGATTTTTGTTGTGACCTAGAGTACTATTTACTCCGTCAGCCTTCATTTTTATTATATCTTCTTTGCGGTATAATTTGTTAGCTGATTCCATAGCGGCACAAAATGGTCTTTGTTTTTTACCACTATTGCTCTTACCTTTTTTTCTAGAGCCTTGTACATAAGCATAACGAACTTTCACAAACTTGTTATCCTGTCTACTATCCTTTGCTCTGTTATCCGCAGGAGCTACACTAAGAGCTACATTTAACGTAGCGTTAAGCATCTGCTCAAAGTCTTCGTTTTCTGTCTCTCCGTCATCTATTCTAGCGTCAACACATACCCAATCGCTAGGCATATCTTCTCCTACGTTTTTAAGGTATATTAGTATCTCAGCTTGTTGTTCTCCTACTTTACACATTAGTCACGGGTTTTTAAGTATGCACTCATTGCTAAGTCAATAGCACTCTTTAAGTTTTGGTCTTCTTTGTTGTAGTCAGCGTCTTTGTCTTCTACTTTGTCTACTTCTTTTTTGTCTTCTTTTACTACGTCTTCTTCTTCTTGATTCTCTTCTGTAAACTCTATAGGCTGTGAAGTAATAAAGTATAACTCAGGTACTTCTCCATTAAGCTCTAGTATCTCTTCTAAGGCATCTAATATTTCGTCTTGAAAGTTAGCTATAACCGTAGAGTTAAATAGCTGAGAAGCTACCATAATTTCATCTGAGTTAGAAGCTAATCCGTTCCCTCCGTCTTTAATTCCTAAAAGCATAGGAGAAGTAACTCTGTGACCTACTAAAATCTTGTGCATTGCTTCGTTAGCTAAATACTCGTAGTGAGAAGGTGCATCTGTTAAAGAGATATCTTCTACAGTAGCTTTACTATCTGAGTTCTCGTTAAATGCTACAATTACCTTTTGACCTTTAGAGCCCGTTAACTTTTGCTTAACATCGTTAGAAATAGCTTCTCTCTCTTTATTAGATGGTACTCCGTTGTTAAAGTTAATAACCTTTGTACCGCTAAAAGAGTTCTTAGCTTCATTAAGTAAGTAGTCTGAGATTTCATTCTCTAGCTCACAATAAGGTAAAGCTCCACTATATCCTACAGGGCTAAAATATGAATAACCTGAGATGTAAGGCTTAAGTATGAACAACTCAATAGCTTCTGTAGAGTTGCCAAATGTAGGTATTTTCTTAAGGGTATCTGAAGGGCTCTTATCTACCCAATTAGGGTGATAGTAATAGTTCTCTATAACACCTTCTGCGTTCATTCTCTCAGGTCTTAAAGTGTGTATAGGAAAGTGTTTTATACCTACTACCTTACGCTTATTACCTGCTTTATTATATATAACTTGCATAGCTGCCATACCTAGCATCTTACGCTCTAATATAACCTTTTTAAGCTCTCTGTGGTTTATTAGCTTTTTAAGTTCCTTAACCTCTTTAGAGTCCTTCTCTAGTCCGTCAATACATAAACCCTGACCATATATTAAGTCGCTTATAGACTTTATAGCTGCGTTGTTAGTGGCGCTCTGTAGGTATTGCTGAATAAGAAAACTGAAGTAGTTATTATCTTCTCCATAGGCTACATAGTCCTTGAATTTATCTTCGATAGCTTGAGGCATCTCGTAAGCCGATAAGTTAGTAATTGTATAGTTCATTAGTCTAGTATTGTATAGTTTGTACTATTGGTTTTTTGTGTGTATTTGTTATCGTTAACAGAGTAGTCTAGGATATCTTTTGACGTGGTCTGAAATTTACCCCTGTATATGACTTTATTACTAGAATCCACTCCTACTATATTGTATTGAGTTTCGTCTTTTAACTGAGTCAACTCTGTAGAATCAATCTCAATAGTTTGGTAATAATTGTAAGATGTAATACTAGAATCAAAGCTTAATATTAAGTTATCTGAGCCGTCTGCATAAACAGATAGGTTAACGCTTAACTCATTTGTATTTAAGTTAATGCTAAGTGTCTGTGTAGCTTGTGTTATATCTATATAATTCATTGATACTCTTTATTTAAAAACAATATATTTACCTTATTGATACAAAAAAAAAGAGCCACCCTAAGGTAGCTCCGTTTTCAGTATTCGATTTGTTAGACTTATGAGCCTAAAGTGATATTAAAAGTTGTTGCTAAGTCTGCTGTGAACTCTTTAGCTAGTCCCTTCTCCATTGCTGCGAAAGTTAATTCGTAACCTGATTTGTCTCCTAAGCTAGCTCCCGTAGAAGTAGTAGCGTTCATTTCAGCTCCGAACTCTTCACCCATTAGCCATACAGTCCCGTTGTTGTCCTCTATAAGGATTTGTGGACGTCCGTAAGCTAATAGTTTTACTTCTTTGTGAGTAGTAGCGTCTTGCTTCTTTAAAGAAACCGTTAGCGTTTGCTCAGCGAAAGTAGTTCCGTTGTCTCTACTAGATGTTAATGATTGGTCAAAGGTAGATGTACCTCTTAGGTCGTATTTGAAAGCGTCAGGTGTAGTAGCAGCGATTCCTGTAACTGTCTCGTCAGAAACAGTCAAATCACTCATAGCACCGAAGTTTACGAAATAGATAGCGTTCAAACCACCTACTGCGTCTTTACATCCTTCTAAACGTCCTGCTGTTATATTACAAGCCATTGTGTTATATGTATTAAATTATTGATATTGAGTTAATTAAGAGCCCCTAATTAAAGGAGCCCTTTAGATAATTGGTAAGCTAATTACGATACTTGAGCTAAAACGATTTCAGACCCGATAGCGTATTGAACAGCTGCAGAATAACGCATTACAACTCTCACATTTTGAGAACCGTCGATGTCTGCTAAGTCAATCAATTTTACAAGGTTTTGGTCGTTTTGAAGTCCGCAACCGAAGAAAAGATTATCTTTCATTCCTGCTACCATCTGTCCTCCATTAAGTCCGTTAGCTACGAATAACTTAACTCCTTCGAAGTCCATTGCAGTCTGTCCT